TGCTAGTGTACCTGATGAGGTTGCTGTGCCTGAAGCAGTAAAGTTTGTAGTGGTTAAATTAGATAGCCCAGTAGCAGATCCACCAGAAATAGAAACGGAAGTACCGTTTTGTGTGGCCATCGTGCCTAAACCTAAATTAGTTCTAGCAGTCGCTGCATCAGAAGCACCGGTACCACCATCCGCTACAGCTAAATCAGTTGATAAAGTTAAAGAAGATAAGTGTGTTGTGGCATCAACAACATTAGTGCCATCATTAAATAACACCATTGTTTTACCTGCTGGAACAGCAATCCCTGTACCTGTTGAGTTTTTAACTGTACAAGCATCAGCAAGACCATTATTAACTATGTATTGTTTTTCAATTGCTGGAACAGTAAGAACTCTAGCACCGCCTGACGTGCCTGTTAAATTAAGTCGTAAGTTTCGTGCTGTTTGAGAGGCATTGGTATTTGATAAAGAAATAGTGACATCACCACTTGAGAATGCAACGTTAGCAGAGCCTGTAATAGCTTCTTCAACTGCCGTACCTAAGTTAGTATTTGTAGTCGTACCCCAGGTACCGGACTGTTCTCCTGTAGCAACAAGTTCTATTTTTAAATTTGAATAAGTACTAGGCATAATTTAATCCTTTAATTATCATTATTTTAACTTGATTCTCCGCCCATTGGAAGACTCGTTACATAGACTGTAATGTGTTTTTTTTCATTCCAAGGTTCTCCACAATCAGAACATGTACCAGAATTATATTCTTCTGCATCAACTTCCATACTACAATTTGCACACTCTAAATAAGTTTCATATTTATTAACGACGGTTCCGTCTTCTAAAGTTTTTGCTTCTACTATCATATTATCTCCTTATGCGGCTATATCTAGCCAGTTTGGTGTTTGTGACGTATTCACATCTGACCAGCTGTTTGTTTGTGAGTCATTAATATCAACCCATCCAGCACTTTGGCTATCGTCAATATCAGTCCACACTAACACTGTATTTAAATTAACTACCCCAACAACACCTGTAACATTTACGATAGCATTACTGGTTACGGATACAGTTCCTATAACACCACTAGCAGTTACTTCAGTAACACTTACAATAGCATCGCCGGTAACTGTTTCTTCACCAAGAACACCTTCAGCTGTAACCCCTGTTAAAGTTACACTTGCATCACCTGTGACTGTCTCTTCGCCAAGTGTGCCTTCAGCTGTAACGCCTGTAACATCTTCAGTAGTTATTACTTCTACTGTTACATCACCTACATCACCTTCAGCTGTAACTCCTGTTAAAGTTACACTTGCATCCCCTGTGACTGTCTCTTCACCGAGTGTGCCTTCAGCTGTAACTCCAGTGACACTTACAGTAGCGCCTGCTGTTATGGTTACATCATCGATAACGCCTTCAGCAGTAACTCCAGTAACACTTACAGTAGCATCACCAGAAACAGTTTCTTCGCCTAGGGTTCCTTCAGCTGTAACGCCTGTAACATCTACAGTAGCGCCTGCTGTTATGGTTACATCATCGATAACGCCTTCAGCTGTAACGCCAGTAACATCTACAGTAGCCCCACCAGAAATAGTCTCTTCGCCTAGTGTGCCTTCAGCAGTTACTCCAGTAACACTTACAGTAGCACTACCAGAAACAGTGGCTGTGCCTATATCACCTTCAGCAGTAACTCCTGTTACAGGAATACCAACTTCTACTTCTACATCGCCTAGTACACCTTCGGCAGTTACTCCAGTTAAAGTGACGCTTGCATCGCCAGTGATGGTTACATCATCAATAACACCTTCGGCAGTTACTCCAGTTAAAGTGACGCTTGCATCGCCAGTGATGGTTACATCATCAATAACACCTTCGGCAGTTACTCCAGTTAAAGTGACGCTTGCATCACCTGTGACTGTCTCTTCGCCAAGTGTGCCTTCAGCGGTCACTCCGGTGACACTTACAGTAGCACTTGCTGTTATAGTTACACTATCTAATACACCTTCAGCCGTAACGCCGGTAACCGCTACAATAGCACCAGCAGATACTGTTTCTTCTCCTAATACACCTTCAGCCGTAACGCCAGTAACAGCGACCTCAACTGATGTTCCCCCTAGTGAGGAAAACGGGGCACTAGAAAAAGGGCTGTCTGAAAACATTTAGAGCACCAGCCATCTTGATCCTGTTGGAATGGTAACTGTAACGCCTGAAGTTACAGTCATGGGGCCTGTGCTCGTTGCATTATATCCAGTAGGAATTGTATAGTCTGAGCCTACTGTTTTATTATTAACAAATAATCCGTTTGAAGCTGTCATTTCTTGTCCAGTGATTTCACCAGACACATCAACATCTCCGTTGCTATCAGAATACACGGATTTACCTGCAGGATACACACAAAAAACATCTTTAGTGCCCGCAGAAAAATTAACTAAACTACCAGAGTTAGAGGAAGCTAGGACTGTATCACGAGATAAAGTAGTACCTGATGCCGTATATTGACCTAGACCTACTTCCCACTCATCTCCATTTGATAGAGCTATCGTGTAATACGTAGTATTACCGTCGCCTATGGCTGAAAAAGATTGAAAATCTGTAACGGCGCCAGCAAGCGTAATGGTAGTAGTACCAGTCGAAGTTGTGGTCTCTTTTACTCTGTCTTTTAAAACAAGAGCCATATTAACCTCCTATTATGGAGCAGTTATTCTAATAATAGCGCTTGTAGCATCAGCAGTTGGGAAGTTAATTGTAAATGTTCCCGATGTTGATGTTTTGTCTCCACCAAAGTCTAAAACTGCTACAGATTTATTGCTATTAGAAGAGTTATAAATTAATGCTCCTCGTGCTGTAATAGTTGCACTAGACCATGACGTATTACTAAATCCTAGAAAAGCTGTTGTTGAACTAGACTGAGGTATTGTACCAACAGTAAGTGTATTACCGCCTGTAGTGTAGTTTGTACCTGTACTTGTAACTTCATTAGTATCTGTAGGATCTGCTGTGCCATCTGATGGGGCTGTATATGCTGTTGTACTATCACCTAATGTTGCTGACGATGTATACAAAGCTATTTTAAATGTATCTTGTGTGTTAGAACTTAAAGCTCTATTGGTCGTATTAAAGTTGTGTCCCCCACTTAAGATATCCACTTTAAACGACGTACACATTGCTTGTGAAATTGCCATTTTAATTCTCCAATAGTTTAATTATTTCTGAATGTCCTGCTTCTCGCAATCTATTCGCTAATGTTACGCGGTCAGACTCTACCGCTGATTTTAGAGCTTCTACCAAAACCTTTCTGATATAGTCTCTAAAAGCTTCTGCTTGATCCCTAATTAAAGGGTTTGCATCTTTACTTACATACATGATTTTGCTTAATGCAAACTCTGCTATTTCTTCGGGCGTATGGCCTCGACCATGCGTTGTATGTACTTCATAATTCATTAATCCATCAATATTCATACCTCTCCTTTCTTATTGAACAGGGTATCGAGCCTGTCCAGTTCTATATGCATCTGTTCTGTCTTTACCATCGCCTAGTTGTTTAAGCATTGATAAAGCATCTGTATAACGTTGATTATAATTAGCTAAAATATCAGCTTCTTCTTTCATGTAAGTAGCCGCTTCCAAAAGAGTTCCATATAGTAAAGCACTACTAAAATTGTTCCCAAGCCAAGTAGTCCCAGCAGTAACAATAGAAGGGGGATAATAAAAAAAGTGCAGCTCAACAGTATAATTATCGTCTGGCGTAGGCCCGAGAATAAATGTGTTATCATCGAAAATACCATAGTATTTAGGTTTCCCATAAAAAGCAGCGTCCGTATCAGGAAAAGATTCCCTTATAAAATTAACATCTTTATTTAAAAGATAAGTGTATTCATTGTTGCTATCAATCACAGCTAAACTATAAGTTGCAAGCCAATCAGAAGGCGTAGTTAAATATTTATTACCTGTTGTCGTTGTGCCTACTTGATTACGTCGTAAGTCTGGAATCTGCACTGTATTATAAATGCGTTCTTCCGCTTGTTTAATAAACGTATCAATATCAGTTGTACTAAACTGGTTCTCAGTATAGCTTTGTACTTCAGCTACGAGTTGTGCATATGTTAAAGCCGCCATTGTTTATCCTTATGCCATAGGCCCACGAGCCATTGTACCTTTTGTAGCAGCGCCTGTACCTCTGATTTTAACACCAGATGTTTTGACATCCTTTTCAGGATAGCCATTTGAATTAACTGCGGGTCCTGGTTGAGGCTGTTTATAACTTGGTTTACATCCTTTTCTATCGTTGTTCATATTATACTCCTAAGTAGTTGTTACTGTAACAGTTCCTATTGCCCCTGTCGCTTCTAAATTATCTTCTAGTCCTGTTAATTGCAATGAATTATTAAGTCCTACTGGATCCCAACCCCACTGATAGTTACGCGAATCCACTAAATTTGTATCAGGTCTTGGATCTTGCACTGCCTGCGGATCATCAACAGGATACATACCCTGCATATTTTGTGGGTGATCTGGTTCCCAACAATTTTTACAAACTTTTATGTGAGTATCTGTAGTTCTAACATATAAAGACTTTAACTCTTTTAATTTATATTGAAACCCACATCTATCACAATCTGCGATTGCATGTTTGCCAGAGGTATATCGTCTACCCATGTTTGCCCCTATATATGCTGATACCTAGGTGCGAGTCTTAAATCAGCTTTTTCTCTATCTTCAGTAGATGCTAACATCCATTGTTCTTCATACTCTTGTTTTAACATTTGCATTCTATCTACTGCACCTGGTATTTTTAAACTTAAATAATACGCTAATCCTGCAACTAAACAAGGGTAAAACCTAAATGGTATTTCTTGCGTATTAACACCGTTACCTGCATCATCTAATCTTTTTAGTTTCCAATACACAAACGTGTAATTGTTTGTATCAGGTACAGGCCATACATTAATAGTAGGTTGAGTTACTTGTCTGTTTACCCACACCTGTATTGGTTTGCCTGTGCTATTTTTATTTGGAATTAATCCCCATGTAGGAGCTGAGATTCGATTAATATTAATATCGTTTTGAGTAGTACCTGAACCTGTCCTAATAACTTGTTCAATAATATCAATGGTGTCAGTAGGTAGATTATAAGTTGCAGTACCCGAGACTAAACTAACTGTGCCTTCTTCGATTGTCCAAAGATTAACGCCTCTGTTTGCCCACTCTGCTGTAAGCAAATTTAAACTGCGTCTTGCAGTTCTTAAGTCATATCCAGTTCTAAGTTCAGCACCACATCTTTCAAATGCTTCTTCTACAATCTCGTTGAGATCTGGATTAAATGTTGTTGTTCCTGAAGTTGCCATATTATTATCCTAATTTTATACAACCAGCATGATTCATGCAGGGCCAGTCTGTATACATTCTTCCACC